AGACGATGGTGGACGCTGTCGTGGTTATCGAGGTCAGGCCGCCGGTTATCTCAGTGATTACCAGAGGGGCGACGTCCCAGGTGTCGCGCATCACCGCCTGGGCGATCGGCTCCCAGGTGCCCATCGAGGCCTCGGCGTTCCACGTCGCGGCGGTCTTCTGAATGCCGTGACGGCCACGCATCCGCATACCGTCGTAACGAACCTCGGCGCTCTCGGTCGCGGCCTTCGTGAGTTGCCCGCCTGTGCCGCCAGACACACGCAGAACTGACCCGCCCGTGCCCGATGCCTGCACGCCCAGGCCGGTCTGAAGTTTATACGCAACGACAGCATTCGATTGAGTCTGATAAACAGGCATAACGAACTCCTTCCGTCAGGCGGCCTTGCCCAAGGGCGAGGGGCGGTTCAGCGGGTGTAGTAAAAGTCGAAGGGAACGCTTGAGAGCAGAACGAAGAAGTTGCCGGACTCCACGGCGGCGACATTCGCGTATGTCGAGAAGTCCAGCGTTCTGACCATCTGTCCGTCAGGCGTCTGGCCGAATTCGGCGCGCTCCATGAAGGCGGCGAGCGCATCGGCGGTCGTCAGCGCCGTGTCCATCCCCGTGTTCCACGGTTGGAAAATGTAAAATCTGATCAGGCCGGGATGTATCCATAGCCGATTACCGGGAGACGAAAACGCGCGAATGTAATTCGTGCCGCCAATGATCTCGATTTCGACGAAGGCGCTACCGGTTTCCACCGGATCTTGTATCTCCGCTGGCCAGTCTTCGTTCGGCCAGCGCATCGGCAACGACGAGTAGTGGGCCTCGATCCAGCCCCGGATCGCGTCGATGGCTGGCTTCATCATTTGTCAGAAGCCCGTCCTCGCTTCGATCTCCAGCGCCGGATAGCGGTTCTCGCTTTTGTTGGCGGGGTGCGGGCCGCCCTGAAACTGATATCGCCCGCGGGTGCCCCTGACGGCGTTACGCGGGATGTTGGAGAACTGCAGGACGCCGCCGATGATGCCGTGATAGGTAAAGCGGATCAGCGCGATCTTGCCGAACATGCGCTGCAGATCACGCGCGGTAATTTCGTAAACCCCGTTCGGGGCCTGCACCGACAGGCCGGGACGACGATCGGTCAGCCGGTTGCTGAACCGCTTGTTCGCCCCACCCTCGATCTTGCGCGCGTAGGGCCGCATGTTGATTATGATGACCTTGTCGTTCGGTCCGATGTTGATCGGATTGCCATCTTCGCGCGCCACGTCGCGGCGCACGCCGTTGACATAAATCCAGTGGTCGTCGCGATAATGCCCCTCGATGTCAGGCCCAAAGGGTGACCGCTCGACGAGCATTTTCCACGCCGTGTCCACCACACCGCTCTGCAAGTGAAACTGCGTCAGCGTGAACTCTTTCGCCGCGCTCAGTGGCTTGCCCTGTTGCCCATCGACGAACAAATTGACTGCCGCTTCGTGACCGAAGACACGGCGGATTTTCGCCTGGTTTTCCAGCGTCTTGCGGCGCGTGATATCGACCAGTTGGCGTTGATTGAAGGCCTGGACGCGCTTCACCATATCGGTGACCCGCTGCGGCTGGGCCTGGCCGAGGGAGAACGACATCAATCAGGCCTGACCCAGTACGTAGAGCAGGTGCATCGCTGGGGTTCCTCCTGGCGCCGCCGTCTGCACGCCCTGGATCGTGTAGGTGAGGCCGCCGACGATGATCTGATCGCCGCGCCTGACTGGCGCTGGCCAGTTCGAGGCCGCGATTTCGTTGTTGCCGATGCGGATCGTGGCGTAGGCCTGCACCACGCCACCGGTCGGCGCGGTTGGGGTTTCGAAGGACGGCACGCATTTGACGGTGAGTTCCGCGCGCGTGCCGGCGCGACCGGGCAGACGGACCAGCGTGGCGACCTCACCGACCCTGGCGATGAAAGCCGCGACCCGGTCGGCGACGTAGGTCATATGTTCAGGTCGCGGAACTGGGTGAGGATCTCGGCGATCTCGGGCGGCATGCCAGTCGTCGCCCCGATCGGTCCCGGTGGGGCGGGGTTCCACCATTCTTCCTGTAAGACGCCTGGAATGAACTGCGACCGCTGCATACGGTCCCTGGAGATACCGTCGTTGCGGATCTTGAGGAGCATCAGACAGGCCTGCTCCAGCGCGTAGGGCGTCTGATCCGGCACGTTGTAACCGCCCGTGTAGGTCACGAGCACCGTGGGCTCATACCAGTCCCAGCGATGGCCCTCCTGGGTGCGCCACAGGATGCCTTTGGCGGCATCAAGTTCGTACTGGTCCGGCGTCAGTGGCGTGCCGTCGTGCAACGCTATCGTTCCGATCTCGACGACCGGGTAGCGGCTCAGCCGGAACGGCTCCGTGGCAAGCGTTTCGCGAACGATCCATCGCTCCGCCTGACGCCACTTCTCCGAGACCGTCTCCTGGGCGAAAACCCGGTTGCAATAGCGCGCGATATAGTCGCTGGTCGCCGAGATCCAACGCGACATGCGTGAGTCATTCGCGTTGTCGGTGATGCCGAGTTCCTCATACGCAACCTCCAGTGTGGTCAGGTCATACGTCTGTGCCGGCGTAATGACCGTGAGGAGGCTGTCCATCAGCATGATGAAGCCTCCCGGCGGCGGAATGCGAACGAGCCAATGCCGTCGCGGCCGAGCCGCGTCTCGTCTTCGTTCACTTCAAGACATTGCCAGCCGAGGCCAGCCATCACATGGATCAGGCCGTCGACTGTGAAATACCAGCAATGCTCATCAACACGATAATGTCGCGACCTCAGGACATGCTCTGGCCCTATGAATATCGGCAGCGACACGAACACAAACTCACGCACTCGATCGAGCAACGCCGGGAAATCGGCGATATGTTCGAGCACGTCCCACATCGACACCGCCGGACAGGATCGCACGTAAGGATTCCACCAGAGGTCACGGCGATTGAGCCATTCGACGCCCCGAATATTGATGTCGTAGCCGGACGTATTCTCCCTGGCGTCGATGAAGCTGCCACAGCCGATACCGATGTCGACGAGGTGACCGTCATAGTGCCGATTCACCAGAGCCATGCGCGCGATGGTCAGCCGCTGGCCCAACTCCGTCTGCCCATACTCGACATATTTGTTAAAATACGCCTCGTCGTAGACATTCACGGCCGACGACACCGGGAAGTAGCCGCAACCAGCTTCCGGAAACCACATCAGTCTCTGCGCCGCGATCATGCCTAGGAGCGGCGGGGCATCTTGAGTTCCGATTCCGCCCAACGGGCCCACTGGCTCGTCAGGTCGGGTATTCGCTTGTCGCAACAATGTCGCATATCGACGCATGGACAGAGCACCTCCGGCGTTGCGAAGCCAATTCTCGATCCGTCCATGCGCGTGTCGATGATCTTGTCAGGCGCGTTCATGCCGCCGTTGCCGCCGAGGACGATGAACGCCTTGTTGCCGAGGGCGATCGAAGCGGGGACGATCCAGCCAACCCCACCGACCACCACGGCGGCGTCGCGCACCGTCGCCAGCAACTGTTTCACCTTAAACTCACCGCGCAGGAACGCGGCGTTGCAGGGCGGCACGACCTCGCCCTCGATCCATTCCTGATCGCGTTTAACATCGGCAATAACGACGACCGCGAAGCCGCGCCGCTTCAAATCTCCGGCGATGTAATGTACATACTCGGGCAACGGGTTGCGCGCCTCGTTATCCCACTCAACCCTTCGCATCACCGGCCTGATGACAGCCAGTGGTGCCCCGCGCGTGTCGATCGGGCACGGGCCCATATCCGGGAGAGTCCAGTCAGGGTGCCGTGTGGCGGCCCGCGTCATGGGCAGTTTGCGTTCCATGGCGGCGAACACGCCGTGCTCCATTTCGAGGTGGCCGTAGCCGAGTGCCACCATCGGAATGTTCGTGGGCGTGGGCATGTAGCGACCACGCGGCTGCAGGCGCACATTCTTCATCTGCGTGCGCAATATCCGCTCGCTGTGAACGAAACGGACGTTGAGGTCTTCGTAGAATTCAGGCCAGGGCGTATCGAGGTAGATATCGCGCCGTTTCGCCGCGTCGGCGATCAGCGGACGCACATACAGACTATCGCCCAAACCCCAACAAGATCGAATCAGCAGCGGTCCTAGCGACTCTTCCGTTTCGCCGGCGCTTTTCTTGGTGCCGCCGCTGGCTTTGACGGCAATTCCGGCTCTGGGTCGAGTGGTGGCGGGTCCGCCGTCACCACCGTCTTTCTGACCTCGCTGATCGCGTACATGGCCAGCCCCGCGCGCACCAGGTCCGTTGCTCTGTATTCGGATGTCTCGAACTCCTGTCCGCGCTCGACATGACCTTCATGATCACCGTTGTACCAGGCGGTCATGGCTCTCATGAGGGGCATGGCCAGCTCCTACAGCAGTAACGTGCGCCGAGCGTTCTTTTTGAGATTATCGGCCTTCCATAAAGGGCGGAGGTTCGACAACGCCCAACAGGCTTTGAATTCGGGATCGTCAGGGCCGACAAACTTAAATGATGACCGTGGTTGAATGTGGTCTATGTGCCATTGCCCGCGGTTGGCCCAGGTCATCCCTGATAGAAATTGCCTTTCCAGATGGACCATCAACTCCGCGAGGGTATAGGAGACGAACGATTTCCAACTTCTGCCCTGTTTCTTTGTCCCTAATGCACGGTGCATCAGCACCTTCATGTGTGTATGCACTCCGAATGCCGGATCGGCCCTTCTCTTCGCCTTAGCCCATGCGTTGTTGTAGTCCTTACCTTCGCGCGTCGCATACTTGGCCATCGCGAATGCTCGCGCTTTCTCGGAATAGTGGTCTGGGGAACATTGGCGGAAGACCGTTGATGTTAGGGTTCCGCCGAGAGGCCAATCCCGGCGGAGCCCGATCTGTATATACTCCTACGCTACACGTAAGTTACTAATATTCAAGGCAAAGTTCCGTAGATAAATGCAGCGGGGCGGTAGCAACATAAAGCGAGCCTCTCCTCAGCCCTTATAGTCAAAAGATTCCGTACGAAATTGTCTTGATCTTCCGTACTGATCAGCACCTCGATCGACAGCCTGTCGAAGATCTGCGCGCCCAACCTAAACGCTCCGGTCAAGAAGTGGCTGACCGCCATGGCCGGCGTCTGC